ATTCAATATGGTCCTTGACCAAGGGGCAGTTACCGAAGTCTATGCGAGTACTGAGTTCAGTGATCCCAATGAGAACGCAAGTCAGTACATCCTCATTGCCTCCAATCTTAAGGTTGTTGCTAAGAACCTAGCGACGAACGCAACTGTAGACATTGCTTACCCAACAGGCGAAACTGTGCCGCCTGACTCATCAATGCTCCAAGCATTCAATAAGGTATTTATCTTCCGCAAGGGTCAAGTAGCCCTAGAATGGAATGGTTCGTTTAGCGGAACTCCTGCATTTACCAAGGTTGCTAGCGGAACCTATACGCAGCCAGTGCCTCTGTCTCTAACCGATATTGATTATGCAAGTGGAGTTGCTACAGCTACTGCAAGTACAGCAGCAGTTGCTACCTTGTTAGTTGGGGACACCTTAACTTTTACTGATGCGGGTTCCTCTACTTATTCAGTAGGCGATACCATAACTGTGCAAACGATACCTAGCACAACTACCTTTACTTTTTCTACAGATAAAGCTGACGCTACCAACAAAAATGGTACTGTTCAAAAGCGAGTATCCGTAGGTCTTGGATTCAGCCATATGCCAGCCCCTGAGTTTGCTGTGTATCATCAACGTAGGTTGGTCATGCCGTTTCAATTCTCGGTAGATGCAAGTGCGAACTCATATACATCAAGGGGCATTATCGATGAGGTCATTGCATCCGACATCTTGGACTCCGACACCTACGATCAAATCTACGCTCAGTACAGATTCAATGCAGGTGAAGCTGACTTCACTGTAGGGTTGCACTCCTTTTCTGAGGACAACCTAATGGTGTTCAACCGTAACAGCATTCACCTAATATCTAACACAACGTCCCTGCAATCAGCTAGCACTAAGCTGTTGACCGATGAGGTTGGCTGCGTAGCTCGTAAGAGTATTGAGCAGGTCGGCAATCAAGTCATATTCCTGTCCGACAATGGTGTTTACAGCACTCAGTTCTTTGATGAGTACAACCTTCGTGGAACGGAGACTCCACTGAGCGAACCTATTAACGAAACAATCAAGCGAATCAACACGGATCAGCGGAGCCAGGCCGTAGCTGTTTACTTTGACAATCGTTACTTCATTGCTGTGCCTCTTGATGATGCGCTTCGCAATAACGCTATACTTATCTACAACTTCTTGAACAAGCAGTGGGAGAGTATTGATAGCGTTGATAGCACGGACTGGGACATTCAGAACCTAATAGTTGCTGGTGAAGGAAGCCAACGGGGTGTTTACGCCATAAATCGACTAGGCGGTATCCACAAGATAGACTCTAGGCTACAGGGCGATGACTTGATTAATGTAAGCATAGGAGGCTCTAACGAAACCAAGGATGTCAAGGGAAGCATCACGACTCGTCAGTACACCTTCGGCAACATGAGCAGAAAGAACTGGAAGGAGTTCCAGATGCACGTAGAAAGCAGTGCAGACAATGTCAGCAACTTTGACCTATCGGCTGAGACAGAGAACCCGGACGGAACCTTTGCTCTAGGAACGCTAAACAGCTTCAACGGTAATTCTGATTTAGCCGCTGCTGAAGATGTGTCCATACGTGGTAGAATAGGTAACCGCAGAGGTCACGGAATACAATTTACAGTTAACAATACACAAGGACGACCAAGAATTAGGTCAATACAAACTCAAGGAGCAACCTCCTTTAGATCAACACAGAAAGCAGAATAATGGCAAGATTTGTAACAGGCAATACATTTGGAACAACCGATACGGTAACAGCTGCTAAGCTCAATACTGCCGTAAATGATGCTGCAATATCAACGGACTCCGTGGATAATAACACAATAGAATTAAATTCTAATGCGCTTCGATTAAAGGACAGTTCAAGCAAAACAACTGGTGTAACCTTTGCTAAGATGCAGCACATCAGCACGGCCCAGGTGCTTGGTCGAGTCTCTGCTAGTGAAGGAGATGTAGAAGAAGTAGGTGTTATTATAGGTGGCAGTGGAGATGCTGGTTTATTATTTGACAACGATGATATGCTGGACAACAGCGATACCGCTGGAGGTTCAGCTACTCGTGGTGCGACCCAGCAAAGTATTAAGGCTTATGTTGATAATCTTGAGACTAATCCAGTTAATTTAACTTTGCTTAATAATGCGGTGGCATTCGGGGCTGGATACGAAGTTCCATCATATTATAGAACAAAAGACAATATAGTTCACCTTCGGGGACTAATGAAAGATTCAACGGCTAATCCTATTGCTACCCTTCCTTCTGGCTTTAGACCCGCAAACCAATTACTTTTTTCTACTGGTCAAGCACAAGCGGGCATTATTTATGGAGTTGGAAGAGTAGACGTTAAGGCCAATGGCGATATAGATCTTAATGCCGACTCTAATGCTTATAATTCTCTCGACGGTGTTTCTTTTTTAGCAGACGGAACCTAATGAACCCCCTCCTGCAATCAATTTAATACATCAATAATATGGCAATTATAACATCAGGAAAAACATTTGCTAACGGCGAACAGCTATCGGCTGATAAACTTAATCAAGTAATCACGGCAGCGACCTTTGCGAGTGGTGCCATTGATCCTAGTGTCATGCAGATAGTAGGCAATGCTATAACTATAGCGGATGGAGGTGTTGCTACGGCTAAGATAGCGGATGGAGGTGTTGCTACGGCTAAGATAGCGGATGGCAATGTTACAAAAGCTAAGATAGAAAATGTAGCTAATATGAAGGCCCTTGGTAATACTTCGGGAAGTGCCGCTGCGCCACAGGAGGTTGATATTCTGGACCAGAATGATATGTCTTCGGACTCAGATACTTCTCTGGCGACGCAGCAAAGCATTAAGGCTTATGTAGATGGCCACGGGATTACTCAATCTACAGGAACCGCCCCGTATTATGGTGTCAGGGCTTGGGCTAACTATAATGGAATATCTGATACCCTAAATGCTAGTGGTAACATAGCAAGTGTTGTCAGAAATTCTACAGGCAATTACACCTTTACGTTTACAACTGCTATGCCTGATGCAAATTATTCTTTAACAATTAGCATGAGCCAAGAGAATACTGCCACGTCACATGGGGTTAGTTATATTGTCATTCAATCTACTACGGCATTTGAAATTAGTGTTTACAATCCTAACAACAGTGGTGACCGAATGAATAAAAGCATAATAAATATTTCCGTAATCCGTTAATGAACCCCCTCCTGCAATCAGTTCAATTAGCATTGCAAAATGCTACACAGAAAGAAGCCATTGACTTTATTGATAGAGTCGTGGATTTCTGCATTGAACACGAGAACGGGAAGGTATTTCCCGGATGGTCAGAGGATTTAATCCGATTACTCGTTGGATACCATATGGCTAAGGACACATTTATTGTAGAGCAGGACGAAGAGGGTAATATTACAGGTGTAGGTATGTGGTACAATTGTGATGAAAACGCTGACTGGGATTTTATTAAGAACTGGGAGCCAGACAATAAGGATGCTAACGGTATATTTTTGGGCTTTCTTCACGCTACCAGCACCGAACTATTAAAAAAAATGACTCGTAAATTTTTAGAGCTATGCCCCGAAGCTATGCACAAGAAACTTATTATGATGCGTCATAGAAGTCACGTACCAAAACGTGTTGAAAGTAATTACAAACTATTCAATAAAATACTAGCAATATAATATTATGGGAGGATCATCACCATCACCACCACCACCACCAGAGCCACTTGACCCAGGTAAAGCAATGGGCGAATATATGTTCGGCCAAGGATTTACCAATTATCAAGGCGTTACTGACCCTCGATTGCAGGAGCGATTAATCGGCGCAGAGCAGAGGTTCCGTCCGCAGTACGCTGCACTAGAGCTAGCAGATATTAATACGTTTGCTACTGGTATTCCTGGAGGTAGAGATAATCCTCAATACAAGAGACTTGAGGCCAAGCTTGCTGGACTAGAGGCAGGCAAGGGAGGTATCAGCAGCGAAGAGGCAATGAAGATTGCTAGATCAGCGGCAGGTCCTGCTCCGAGTAAAACGATTACCCAATCATATAGATACGGCAGGAATGGTAAAAAAACTAGGACAGTAAAAAATAAGAACTACGAAAAAGAATTAGCCGAATACAACCGTGAGGTTCAACAAATAGCTAGTTCCCTTGGTGGGAATCGTGCCTCTCAGATTGCTTCTATTAAGGCTGAGATGGCGCAGCTTGAAAGTTCGCCCGGACAAAGAGGACTCTTTGATTTACTAAAACTTCAAGCAGAAGAGGCGGGTAAATTACAGCGTTCTGAACTAGCATTACAACGTCGGTCCGACGTAGAAGCATTACAGGAGTTCGCGCCGGATGTTGTAGAGGCTTACCGTGCCGCTGACCCTGCTAGCACAGCAATAGCAGAGCGTATGTCCCGTAGGGCTATGGGTCAACTGACCCCAGAAGAGGAACGCAATATACAGCAAAGGTCCAGACAGGCAAGCCTAGCAAGGGGTCGCATTGGTGACTCATCTTCTCTAGCAGCAGAGGCTCTTGGTCGATCGGACTACACAGCGCAGTTCGCACAGCCAGCCTTTGCAATGAATAGACAGATAGCCGGTGACATAGGTAGTACACTTCTTGGTCGTCCTTCGGCTGCTATAGGTCTAGGCGGTCAAGTCCTAGGACAGGCACAGCAAGGCGCAGCAGGGCCTATGGGTCCTCAGCTATTTGATCCTAACATGGGTATCAACATGGCCCTGCAACAGCGATCACAGGACATTAATTATCAGGGTGCAATGGCTCAGGCTGGTGCTGCACGAAGTGCTGGTAGGAGTTCAATGTTTGGTTCTATCCTTGGAGGAGTTGCAAGTGCTATTCCTTTCTGTTGGGTAGCCCGTGAAGTCTACGGCATTGAGAATCCTAAGTGGCTAGAGTTCCGTTACTGGATGCTGAATGATGCACCTTCTTGGTTCCGCAACTTATACATAAAGTACGGTGAAAGAATAGCTAAGTTCATCTCCAACAAGCCGCGCATCAAATCAATCATCCGCAAGTGGATGAATACAAAAATTAAATAGTATGGCATTTCAAGTAGGATCACAGATACGCCCAGAACTGGGTGACGCAGACTTCAGTGGCTTTGCAAGAGCCGCCGAGATACAGGCTAATACATTGGCTCAGTTAGGTGCTACCATTGGTGGTGCAATACAAGAACGTGCGGAAAAGAAAAAGGAAAAGGCTCTTACCAAACAAGCCAAACAGACGCTATTTGGGATGGTGAAGAACAAGCCTGAACTGGCTAATTTCTTTGGGCTTCCGGAGGATTTTACCTTAGATGACATGACACCCTTTGTGGATGTTATGGGTGCTAAGCCAGCCCTAGTCTTGATTACGCAACTTAATATGGCTAGTATGAAGGCTAGTCAAACAGAGCGTCCCACAATAAGTGATTTAACTAAGTTAAGGGAGTTCCTTCCAGGTGATAAGGTAATTGAAGACGGACGGATTGTTGATACAACTTTTAGGAATGAAGTTCTGCCAAAGAGCGATCCCTTGGTTCAACAGTTATTACAAACTGACGTAGGCCGATCCCAGCTATACGGATACGCTCCGGTAGAATTAGTAAGCACAACTACAGAAGACGAAGAAGCAGAATAGAACTAATACCTCAATGGCCACTTCTACATTCAGAGATCCAGGAACTGGCAGGACATTTAGTTTTAAACATGATTCTAAGTTAACTCCTGAACAGCTACAAGCGTTAGCTCAAGACAAATTGTCTGAGGGGCTAAAGCGAAAGGGTAATATTGTTACCCGTAACCTAGCCATCGGCGTTGATACAATTCAGCAAAATGTTTTTGGATCAACACTAGAAGGTATTGGTAAAACATTTGACCTCAAAACGCTCGAGGAGCTAGGTGCTAGCGTTATAGAGGAGCAAGAAAGCCAGATGGAAGACCGTCGTAGGTTTGCTCCTAGATCAGAAGGCTTTGTTCCATACGTCACGGAAATGGCTGCTCAGTCAGCCCCTATCAGTGGAGTTGGTCTAGCTGGTGGTGCAGCTGGTGCATTGGCTGGTGCGAAGGTAGGTGCAGCTATTGGTGCTGTAGGAGGTCCTGTAGGCGCAGGTATTGGCGGTTTCATAGGAGCCGCAGGTGCGATGCTACCCTTCTTTTACGGAGGAAACAGAGAGCGTCAGAAGGAAGCTATTGAGCGTGGCTTTCGTACTGAGGTAGACGAAGGAGCCGCACTATTGACTGCTATACCACAATCCGCACTGGATAGTATTCTTAATGCGTTTGTTGTTTCCAAGGTTGGTAAGGCATTTGTCCCAGCAGCCATTCAAAAGGGTGGAGGTATATTTACTCGAGTCGCAAAGGGAACTGCACGAGGTGTGCTTACTGAAACTCCTACTGAGCTAGGTCAACAAGTCCTTGAGCGTTATCAGGCCGGGCTTCCTATGGACACGCCAGAAGCCATTGAGGAATACAAGGCTGCCGCCGCTGGTGGTGCAATCCTTGGTGGTATCCTAGGTGGTGGTTCTGCTTCTATCTCGAGGAGGGTTGATGTTGAACCAGATGTCGAAGAAGATCCAGATAAGACCGAAGAGGAAAAAGAAAAAGAAGATCAAGAGAGAATTGACGAGCTTGATGAAGAGGTCGGCCAAGGCGAGAAGAAGATTTTTAAGGTTGAGTACACTGACCCAGATACCAATGAAAAATTAGTAACCCAGGTAGAAGCTACTAGCTTTGAAGAAGCCCGCGGCTTTGTCGCTGAGGATACTGGTGCTGACCCCAATACGATAGCACTGGTTCCTGAGATTGCTCCAGAGCCAGAGCCTGAGCCTAAGCCTGAACCTGAACCTGAACCAGAGCCTAAGCCTGAGCCAGAAGAAGAACCTACTCCAGAAGAAGAACCAGAGCCAGAGCCAGAACCAGAGCCAGAGCCTAAGCCCAAACCAAAGCCCAAGCCAAAGGAGTTTAGGCAAGAAGTTAAGGATGCAGTAAAACTTATAGGAGCTAAAAATTTTCTAAGAGTTGACCCAGTAACCCGTCAACCGATTCCTGCTCAGATAGACCTTAGAAATAGTATTTTGGCGGGAACCCCATTAGGTGATGCCGCGACAGATAAAGAAGTTAATGAAAACTTTAGCGACGAGCAATTACAAGATGCTATTATTTTGGGTATCCGAACTAATGTTGTGGTAAAACCAAACGTAAAGCCAAAGACTAAGGAAAAACACAGAGGGATTGCACAAGATTTAGTTAATAGAATAGGCACTAAAATTAAAGAAGAAACGTACGTTCCCACGGATTTAGACAAAGAACTTGAAGCCATTGCTCCAAGAGGAGAGAGAATTACGACTGAAAAACAAATTGAAGCAATAGTAGATAAGTTTCGACCAATCGCTGAAAAACTTGGCTTTGATATAATTTATGGTAGGACAGGTGGAGGCGGTGCGCTGTGGAGTACTTCTAAAAATGCCGTTGTAATAAGCAAAAAGAGGTTGTTTGACCGAGTGTCTCAGGGTTTGGATCAACGTCCAACGGGAACGGGATCAAACTATATTGTTTCCGTGATGCGTGAAGAAATTATTCATGGCGCAATGTCTAAGGTGCTGCAAAAAAAGAATATAAATATACTAAAATGGTACACAGAATTAGGAAAGTCCTTAACTGATGCACAGCGCAAAGCACTCAATGATAATTATGTAATAGAAGGAGGTTCGTACGATCGAGAGGGACGCAAAAACTATGGCTATGGTGTTGAATACGCACGGGCAGTAGTCCAACAGTTTCTTTACGGCAATGACACCCAATCCTTTACTCAGCCAGGCAGTGCCTTGGAAAAGGTTAAGGCTCTCATCAAGTCAACTCAAGCATACATAACTAAGGCTCTAAAAACTTTAGCTCCTAAAAATGAAGAGGCAGCAACTATCGTTGCAGAGACTGCTGATCTTTTACTGAAGTCTGATCCTAATGCAAAGCCGACCAATCAAAAGACTGTAGCATTATCTAAGTTCCTGTTAAGAAAGAAGCAGGCTAACAAGGCTTCTGGTATTACTACGTCTGGCGTTGACCCAGCCATTGAGGCAGCACCAGAGCAAGAAAGCGCAGGACCTACACCTGTATCAGCAGAGACAGTTGCGGAATCAGACAAACCGCCAAGCAAGCGTAAGCCAAAGGAGGAGATAACTACAGTTGATAGGTATCTAAAAACTATCAGTTCATTGCTTCGCAGTATTCATCCTCGATTATCTATTCTGGTAGATAAGTACTACAACGACATTGATTCAAAGGTTCTTGGTTACATGACCAAGACAAAGCCCTTCTTTGAAAAAATAAATAAGATAAAAAACAAGAAGGACAAGAAGCGTTTGACGCAGCTTATTTACTACAGCCGTAGCTTGGAGCAGGATCCGAAGAAAGGCGAACAAAGAGTAAAGGAGCGTGACCTTCTGTTAAGAAAATACGGAATGTATAATGACTTCCACCTTCGGGTGAGAGTTACTCTTAATAAGGTACGCACAGAACTTGTGAATGCTGGCTATGAACCCGGCAACCTCGAGGACTATTTCCCTCGTAAGATTCTGGATCTCAAGAGAGTAAAAGAACACTTCGGTGACAAGGTCAAAAAGCCATTCAGTAAGTTTATTGCTGAACTGAACTTCGTTACTCAGGCTCGTCAGTTAGTTGTAGCAGAACCAGAAAACAGAGATTTAAGGGGTGCTGATTTGGCAATCGCAGTATTTGATAGGTTAAAGAAACTTAGCGAAACGCACAACAAGCCAGAGATGGCCTTGGACTTTGATACCGTCAAAAAACTTTTACCTCTTGAACAGGGCGTGATACTCAAACTTGGAGACAAGAAGACTTTAGAAATAGAGTCCATGTTGTTTGACCAGTTCATGCGCCGAGGTCTTTATGCAAATTACAGCCAAGGTCTTAGTAACTTAAAGAAGAGAAGCATTGACATCATACCCGATAGCCTGATGGATGCCTATGCCTCACCAGGCGAAGCATTTGAGTCCTATGTCTATGGTGCTACTCAAGCAATGGAAACCAGTAAGCTTATAGGCCGTAGGTTCATGCTTGATGAAGGAGGCAGCAAGGCAGAAAGAGCAAGTGAACTAGCAAGAGAACTCCGCGAGCTAGAGAATAGCGGAGCAATTACTCCAGAAGAAACTGAAACTGCTTATGATGTTTTCCGCGTTGTTCTTACTCCGCAAGGAAGGGAAGAAAAGTTTTTTGCAGGTCTTCGCGGATTTAGTTACTTTACTTTGCTAGTGGAGTTCACCTCTACACTATCGCAGGTGTTTGATATGCCATTCATTATCGCTCGAGCAGGAGTAGATAACACCTTCAAGGCATTGCTCTCCGAAAAAATTGGTGTTGATTTATTGGGTATTGATTCCAAGCGCGTATCCGAGGAGTTTCGTGACCCGTTGTTCATGGACAAAGCTGTACGGTTAGGTCTAAAGGTAAGTGGGTTCACTCGCATGGATCAGTTCATGAAGGAGACTAA